TAAAGCAGCTTTACGCAGTAAAATGGGATCTATGTTTGGATATGAACAACCACAATCACATCTAAAAGTTGATACTGCTTCTGATAATCCCTTTGCTGCTTTTATTGCTGATGCCGGAGCTAATATGACTGCCCAGGATTTATCTGGATTAAGAAATTTAGGATAATATGCCAATACCTCAAACGATACGAGTAAATCCACTTGATTTACAAAAAAATATTGCTATTGGGGTATCTCTTCCTTTTAATGGTCCCGGGTGTTTTAAAAGTACATATACTACTAAAGATCAAATTAAATCTAATTTAGTCAATTTATTATTAACTGATATAGGTGAAAGAGTAATGAATCCTAATTTTGGTACTGATTTGAAAAAATTTTTATTTGAAGGAATAACAGACGATAATATAGATCTTTTAAAAAATAGTTTATTAAATAGCATATCTATTTTTATTCCTGAAATAACAGTAGTAAGTATAGAAATAGCTCCTAATCCTGATTATAATATAATAGACCTAAGTGTTAATTATGTTATTAATATATCTCAATCACCCGACCAAGTAACAGTTCAATTTCAATAATAATGGCAGATCAAGATAAAAATATATCATATTTAAATAAAGACTTTAGTGATTTTAAAACATCACTACAACAATTTACCAAAACATATTTCCCAACAACATATAATGATTTTTCAGAAGCTACTCCTGGAAATTTATTTATTGAAATGTCTTCATATGTAGGTGATGTAATGTCTTTTTATCTTGATGCTCAAGTACAAGAAAATTTTCTTCTATATGCTAAAGAAAAAGAAAACTTATACGCAATGTCATATGTTATGGGGTATCGCCCCAAAGCATCATATGCTTCTAGTACTATTGTTGATATATATCAATTAGTTCCTTCTATAAATAATGGCGGTGTTGTATCACCTGATTATAATACTTATGGTTTAATTATACCTAGTAATACTACTTTAACTTCTATATCCACAGGTACAAAATTTTTAACTACTCAACAAATTGATTTTACAGATACTGGTAGTACTGAAATTACATTTGTGGATAGCAATTATTTTTTATTTAAAAAATCTACTACAGCGGTATCAGCAGAAATAAAATCTACTACTATTTCTTTTGTTGGTAACCAAAAATTTGCTACAGCTAATATTACTGATACTAATATATTACAAATAATTAATATTACTGGTAGTGATGGTAATACATGGTATGAGGTGCCATATTTAGCTCAATCTACAATATATAATAAAGTAGCTAACCCAACAGCTGCTACAGATCAAACCCCATATTTACTTGAATTACAAAAGGTACCTAGACGATTTGTGTCTAGAATTCTTTCAAACAATACCTTACAATTAGAATTTGGAGCTGGACTATCTCAAAATAAAACAGACTCCCAAATTATCCCTACCCCAGATAATATCCAATTAGGTTTAGTACCTGGCATTTCATTATTAACCAATAATTATAATGAGGCCTCTGTAATGTTTACTCAGGAATATGGATTAGCTCCTTCTGGGGATTTAAATGTAAGATATATTGTTGGAGGAGGAATTACATCTAATATTCCTTCAAATGATTTAACAGTTATTGATACATCTGGGGTTTATTTTAAAAATGGTACTCCCCCTTCTTTATCAAATACTATACTAAGCAGTGTTATTTCTACTAATCCTGTTCCCTCTTCTGGTGGTCGAAACGGAGATACAGTAGATGAAATACGTCAAAATGCTCTTTATGCTTATTCAACTCAATTAAGAGCAGTAACTAAAGATGATTATATTGTAAGAGCACTATCTATGCCTTCTGATTATGGTACTATAGCTAAAGCTTATATATCTCAAGATTTTACAAAAGATAATCTACAACAAACAGTTGCATATACTCAACCTTATAATCCATTAGCTTTAGACTTATATGTATTATCCTATAATGGAAACAAACAATTAACTCAAGCTTCTACTACTTTAAAAAATAATTTAGTAACCTATCTTAATCAATATAGAATGGTTACTGATGCTATTAATATTAGGGATGCTTACTATATTAATATAGGAGTTAATTTTGATATTACTGTACTAAGTGGATTTTCAAATAAAGATATATTAACTAATTGTTTACAAGTTATTAAAGACCATTTTAATATAGATAAATGGCAAGTAAACCAACCAATCATATTATCAGCAATTACTTCTAAACTTTTACAAATTAAAGGAGTACAATCTGTTATTAAATTAGAAATAATAAATAAACAAGATAACACAAACAATACCTATTCACAATATGGATATGATATTGCTGGAGCGACTAGAAATGGAAATATATATCCTTCCTTAGATCCAGCTATATTTGAAGTTAGATATCCTGATGTTGATATACAAGGTAGAGTAGTAGTAGTTTAAACTATAAAAACCATAAAATATGAACCTAGACAAATTAAAAGGACACGTTCCAGATGCAGTAATTGCACAAATTCCCGAGGTGATGACTAAATTTAAAATTGATACCCCAGTTAAGTTAGCACACTTTTTAGCACAATGTGGACATGAATCCGGTGGATTTAAACTAGTAAATGAAAATTTAAACTATGGTGCTAAGGGTTTATTGGGTATCTTTAAAAAATATTTCCCAACAGAAGCTAAAGCTAAAGAATACGAGCGCAAACCAGAAAAAATTGCTAATCTAGTTTATGGTGGCAGAATGGGTAATGGACCTGAAACATCAGGTGAAGGTTTTAAATTTCGTGGTCGTGGTTATATCCAATTAACTGGTAAAGCTAACTATGCTGAATTTGATAAAGTAGTACCTGAAAACCTAATTGAATCTCCTGATTTAGTTGCTACTAAATATCCATTATTGTCTGCTGCTTGGTTTTTCCATAAAAATTGTTTAGGTAGATGTACCGATGCCTCCGATGCTGCCGTAACCTCTGTCACTAAATGCGTTAATGGCGGTACAATTGGTTTACCTGATCGTCTTAAACATTTTAAAGAATATCACGCATTGCTTGCATAACACAGTTTGATAGTTACTATATTTATATGTAGTAATTACTAATTATGGCTGTTTATAAAATATTCCCTGAAAAGAGTGCTACTCTCTATTCTTATTATCCTACCCTTAACTCGGGACAGGATGAAATTCTAGAGGCTAGCACTTTTTATTCAATAGAAAGTACTAATGAAGTATCACGTGCTCTTATTAAATTTCCTTCAACTCAAATATCCGATACTATTACTAATAAAATTGGTACTAGTTCATTTGATGCTTATTTAAAAGTATATCTAGCAAATGCTTCTGAAAGGCTCATATACAGGATCAAATAATGGTGGTGGAACATGGTGGACAAGTTCATTATATCAATCCACACAATCTTTTACAAATATATCTGATAAAGATATTGAATTAAAAGTTACCAATGTTGTGAATGCTTGGAATAGCAGCTCTATTAGTAATTACGGATTTATTTTAAAACATTCATCATCTTTAGAATTCACAGATGCTGATAAATTTGAACTAAAATACTTTTCAGGAACTACACACACAATTTACCCTCCTGCTCTTGAATTTAGATGGGATGATTCAAGATACGTTACTGGTTCTTTAGCCGTGGTAACTTCAAGTCTATATGCAGTAACAATGTGGAATAATAAGGCAGAATTCCAACAAGACTCAATACAACGTTTCCGAGTAAATGTCAGAGATATTTACCCGTCAGTGGCTTTTAGAACATCAATTAGTTATGCTAATACCAAAGCATTACCTTCTTCTTCATATTGGTCAATAAAAGATTTGGATACTGAAGAAATTGTCGTAGATTATGATACCTCATATACTAAAATAAGTTGCGATGCAAATGGTAACTATTTTGATGTTTATATGGCCAGTTAATTACTCAAGGGGGAGAAGAAACTTCATCTTTTACTGTTGATGATTTTTTTGAATTATATGATCAATTATTTTATCAAATTCCTAGGGAAGGAGAAACAAATTCTCATCAATATATTCTACAAAGAGAAGCAGATTACTTAGGTGTTAGTATTAGTCAAGATGATGTACAAGCACTTTTAGATGAAATTACATCATTAAGACAACAAGTACTTGATGCTCAAACGACAATAAACGATTTGACTAAACAATAATGGCAGATAATATTAAAATAGTAGGTGAAATTTTAAGTACTCAACAGGTTCCTCGCTATGATGAAGCTGACCTTAGGTTACTTTCTCCTCAATTATTAAAAGAAGATTTTGGTCAACAGAATGACTATATTGAGTATTTTGTTTATGATATTGGTAATAATCTTTTAAATATAAATTATAATTATAAAGATTTTAAATTACCAGATACTTCATATATTAACCCTACAAATAATTCCTTACCTATTATTGAAATAGACCCTATAAAAGATCTCCAATCTTTAGGCTATTCCTCAGGTGAATTTAAAGTTCAGTATAACTTTTTTAATAATAAAGTTTCTGACCCAAACCAGTCGGGACTATTTATTAAAGAAATATCTTCAGACCGAACAGAATTAAGACTAGGATCTACTGTTTTAACTAATGAACAGATTGAATCAGTTGCTAATTCTCTTATAAGTGAATATACAGGTTCTTTATATTTTGTTGATTATCTTCTTAATTTTGGAGATAATACTCAAGTAGTAGCGGTTAATACTGCTCTAAATAAAGTTGATTCCGGATATGAAATTCTTTTTAAACTATATGAACCCCTTCCTTCAACAATCCAGGAAAAAGTAACACTGTGGGTAGTAGAAGAAAAAGTAAATCCTTATATTTTTGATATTAATTTAGATAAATTAGTACTTCCTATTCCTGGTCCTCAACTAAGAGGTCCTAATTTTTCTATAGATATCCCTAATCAAAATAATACGGCTACTTCTTATCAAACATATACTGGTTTAATAAATAATCTACAAAATGTATCTTCATCTTATCAACAACTTTTAAGTATAATTACTTCTCAAAGTATTGATATAAATGTTGATTATTCCAATTTTTCTAATTTTATTTTCTTTAGCTCAGCAAAACAAAGAGTTGTAAATTTTTATAATAAGGTAAAACAAATAGAAGATTATAAAACTAATCTTTCTGTTTATACTCCTTTAACTGCTAGTTATCCTAATTTAATTAATGATTACAATTCTACTACTTCTAGTATAAACAATATTATTAGTAATTTTGATGGATTTGAATATTATTTATATTTTGAAAGTGGTTCATCAATCACTTCTTCAACTGAGTTTGGAGTTATTCCTTATCCTAAGTCTGGTTCTTTAAAACCCTTTGTTTTATATTCAACTGGTTCAACTTCAGCTTCTCTATGGCTAAGTTCATTAACATCAAGTGCTGATGATTATGACGATTATAATCAAAATAAATTAACTTTTACTGTTCCTTCTTTTATTAAGGATGATGAAAATAATACCCAATATCTTAACTTTTTAGATATGGTTGGTCATTATTTTGACAATATTTGGATCTACCTACAGGCTGTTACTGATATTAACTTAGCAAATAATAATTTAGAACAAGGTGTTTCTAAAGATTTAGTATATAATGTATTACAATCTCTAGGAGCTAAACTCTATAACAAATATGGAGACACATCAGATGATATTTTCTTAATAGGCCAAGACAGTGGTAGTACTAATTTTGATAATAATTTTACTCCAACAGGGTCTTATTTAAATAATATACCTCGTAAAGATTTACTTGCAGAAACATATAAACGCATTTACCATAATTTGCCTTTACTACTCAAAACCAGAGGTACAGCATATGGTTTACAAACATTAATATCTACTTTTGGTATTACTGGGAGTATATTAAATGTTAAAGAATATGGTGGTGATCTTAAAAACCAAACCCTAGATGAATATAGTACTGATAAGATTAGAATAATATCCTCTAATATTGTAACAGGAAGTATTTTATCACCTTATATTAGTTTACAACAACCTACTACTACTTCTTCTTTATTTAGAACAAATGATCTCCATTATGTAGATATCTCATTTTCTCCCGAAACTCAAATTGATACGTACGCTTCTGCTGCTATTGCTGGTGTAAATCCAACTTGGAACTTAGATGATTATATAGGAGATCCAAGACAAATGTATAGTAGTTCTTACAATGACTTAAATACCCAAAGAAATACTTACTATAACTTTACCTCATCTTATATGGATTATGCAGGATTTATCCGCTTAATTCAGTTTTTTGATAACTCATTATTTAAAATGTTAAAAGACTATGTTCCTGCAAGAGCAAGTCTTTCAACTGGTATTACTATTAGTTCCCCTGTATTAGAAAGAAATAAATTTGTATATGCGAATCCTTCATCTACATCAAAAATAAATGTAAATGAAGGAACAATTGATGGTCCAACTATCGGAACTGAATATACAGATATATATGAACATTTAACTGGAAGTAGAGCAGCCTACTATACAGGTGAATTTGAAGGAGACATTGTTAATTATAATGACATATTTACAGAAGCCAATTTTAACCCATATTTACAATTCAATACAGCCTCCTGGAATTCCCAATACCCCAGTGCTAGTATTAATCTAAATACTTTTGTCCATTCTAACTTCAATGTTTTACTTAATAATGTATCATCTAGTCTAATATCTAATACTAGGCAGAATATACAATTTATATATGGCACTTCACAAAATATACTCTCACCAGCAGAATTGCAAGATTCATATGAATCTTTAAAGAGTTATCAAGTATCTCGTTATGAAGGAGTTAAATTATATAGCTTACTATATAATAATTATACTAGTGCTTCTTCAACATATGGTGGGGATTTATCCTATGGAAAAACAGCTGTTATAAATAAAAATGTACGTAAAATAGGTTTATTTACTGATATAGTATCTTCATCTCTTCTCCCCGGCCGTAATAGAGCATCTTTAAAATATTTAGTAGATGATACTGGTAATTTAACTGAACTAAATCAACGTAATAATCATTGGGAGGAAATTCAAAGAACCTTTGTTGCTGGAGAATATCTAAATGTGTCTCAGTTTGATAATCAAAAATTTGGAAATCAAAAAACTACTGATGGTAATAAATTAATTTTTGATAGTGGGTATGCCTATTATCCTATATTATATTTTGCTAGTTGTAGTGTAGATTCTAAAATATTTTTTCAAAGTTTAGGACAAGCAGGAAGTTACCTAGCAGAAGCTATTAACACCCCAACCCCCGGAACTATAAGCGGCTCTACATCCCCTACCTACCCAATCTCAGGAGGATTTGTTAAAAACATATTCAATACAGAAATTGTAGATGCTAGCAATATATTCCAACCAGGAACTTTAACTGGATTTCCTTCTTATTCTGTTGCTGAAACAGGAGATTATAGGGTACAGGCTAGCTTTGATTTAGATGTTACCTTAGTAGGAGGTGGATCATATACAACTTGGTCATTACAAGTATTTAAAAATAATGATTCTACTCCACTATATGAAGATGAATATATATTTACATTAGGTGGTGGAACGGCTCAAAGAAGAATATTCATATATTACACTAGTATAACTACTAATAATGTAGTAAGAATAACTAATAATACTAATACTAATTCAACTGATATAACCTCTTCTGGGGGAAGCACTGTAGTAGGAAGTCAATATATTACCGTACCTAGTGATGGTTCCACAACATCAGTAACATTTACTATAAGCAAAATATCCCCAGATGCAAATGCAGATGATGCCACTGTAGTAGATCTAGTAATTGATAGCATTACTACAGATTCATTCAATATATCAATAGGTAATCCACTTTCAGGAACACTTACTGGAAATATGGGCAATACAAGTGTTGTAGCTATAAACATAAATGAAGGATAATAATGGCAACTCGTACTTTTAGTATAGACCAATCATCTATTCCCTTAAGTCAGGGAGATAAATTAACTTTTAAACTTGTGATGAAGGGGGCATCTAGTAATAATTTTACTGCTTCTATATCTCAAGGTAGTTTAAGAATATCTTCTTTAGCTGCTTCTACTGGATATGCTTCTACAAATTGTTCTTATTTTAGCTCATCTTCTATTTCTTCATCTGTAGCTGGCGGTAATAGAAATATTATTACCTTTAGCCCAGGTATAAGTAATTTTCATAATAATGATTACTTGTTTGTACCTAATCCTTTAACAGGATCTGAAAATAGTTTATATAATATTTATGGAGATGTAGATTATGAATTTACTATTAAACCATATGACATTATTCTAACATATCTATCAGATAATACTTACATTGAATCTAGAGTACTAGAGGTTGCTACTTCTAGTAGCTTATTGCAAGTAACAATAGATAATCAGTTATCAAATTTATACTACACTAATTTAATATCTGGATCCTATCAGAGTTTTTTAGTATTGTCTAGGGTAGAAGATGAAACAAATGCATATTTAACCTTTAAAAAACGTCCTGGTTCTACATCATATGGATTTGTAATCCCTCAAAATTTATCAACTGAGGTATTTGATAATATTGATGTAATTACTAAAGAAGTAAAGCAAAAATTATTAGCTGATCAACAGGGAACTACAACATAAACTTGAATTTTTAATATATTTATAATATATACAATAAACGAATATGGCAATTTTAAATCCTACAACAATTACTGTAGATGCAATATTAACCACGAAAGGCCGTGAATTATTGGCTCGTAACGATGGTTCATTCAAAATTACACAATTTTCATTAGCTGATGATGAAATCGATTATACCTTATATAATCCAACTCACCCATCTGGATCTGCATTTTATGGTGAAGCGATTGAAAATATTCCTGTGTTAGAGGCATTTCCAAACGATTCACAAATTATGCGTTACAAACTTGTAACACTACCTCGTGGAACATCTAAATTACCAGTAATTAATCTTGGTTATACTAGTATTGCTCTTAAACAAGGTGCTTCATTAACAATTACACCTCAAACACTTAATTATTTGGGTGCTACAAGTACATTTGAAGCTAATGGATATGTTGCAACAATTGCTGATTCTCGTTTAGTATCTACATTCACTGGAACAGGCATCACAACAACAACACCAGTACAAGGTTTAAATACAACCACAGGAACTGTATTATCAGTAACTCAAGTTGGTACTTCATTTACATTAACTGGTACTACAATTAATACTTTATTTGGAACTAGTTTGTCTACCTTAGTAGTAAGCTCAGAAACAGTAGTACGTGGTTTATGGAGTGGAGATAACAATACCCTAACTAATTTTTACACCCAAAGTGGATATACAGAATATTATGTAAATATATATGATGGAGATCCATCGTCTGCTGATTCGTCATTGCAGTTTGCTCTTCAATTTGGTAATAAAGATGGTTCCGGCTCAACAGCAATTAATCCTAATGTACCTGGATATACTCCGTCTCGTGTTGTTTATGGTGAATATAGAAATTTAGTTTATGGCACTGAAAATAGTAATTTTGTATTTAATAGTTCAGTAACAGCAAGTAGTATTTATGTAGTTAATATTGCCCGCTCTCGTTATAAAGAAAGTTTACTTCCGGGTTCGTTTGAATTAACTTTAAAAAGTGGATCTAGAGCCATTACATTAATTGATGATAGTACAACTACTAATTTGTCTCGTTTTTTAGGTGAAAATAGATATTACAATATTATTAGTGGAAGTTTAACTAGTGGTTCTTTTAGTACAGCTACTAATTATGGGTTTTTCCTCCCAGATTTAGGAATTGCTATTTTAGATTCAGGTAGTTTATCTAGTTTTATAGGAGCTGTTGGAGCTAATAATAATCATCTTAATTTATGGAGATCTATAGTATCGGGATCTGCTATTAGTAGTTTTAAATTACAATCTGATGAAACTGTTTCCTCAACTTATTTCTTTACACGTGTAAAAAATAGTGAATTTAACTATACAACGAATCCATCTATTATAGATGATAATGGTAATTTATTATATACTACCTTAATTAACAACCCACAAACATACATTACAACTGTAGGTATGTATAATGATAATAATGAGTTGTTAGCAGTAGCTAAATTAAGTAGACCATTAACAAAAGATTTTACTAAAGAAGCTTTGATTAGAATCAAATTAGATTATTAATGCATGTCTTCATTCAAAAAGCTAAGCAAATCAGACGTTACGGTTGTTCCGTACTATGCTAATAAGCAATGGACTTTTTTAAGTTCATCATATACGACATACTCTACAATTTATACCGGAAAAAATGTTGCAGGACTTTTTATATCGTCTAGTGACCCTTTATCTGCTGGACAATACCAAAGACTAATCTACTCCCAGATAAATCATTTATTCTATCAAAATTATACTTCTTCTCTAAATACATCTTCTCTAGTTAACTCGATTTATTACGAATCAGCTTCACAGCAACGTCCAACATCATCTTATTTTATATATAATGATAATTTTAATTTAATTAAAAATTTCCCAACAGGAACTAATAATGAAATTAGAGTTTTAGCTATTAACCAGGAAATATATGGTAATAAAGTATTACCTAATAGTTTTATATTATCTTCTTCTGCCTATTATGTAATTGATGATGGTTATGGTAATCTATATGATACTAAAACAACTAAAACTCATATAGGAAATATGTTTTATGCTCATGGCTTGGGAATCGTAACAAACCAAAACTATCAAAATATATTTACTAGTTCTTATTCAGCTTCTTTTAAAAATGAATATATCATTTATGAAAATGAAGTTCGTTGTTTAGTTAAAGAAAGTGACTATAATTTATCTTATAATCCTACATTAGTAACTAACTACGCTAGTGGTTCTTTAAAAGACTTTGCTACTGGCTCTGATTTTTACACCTACGCTACTGCTTTAGGACTATACAATGACAATAATGAATTATTAGCTGTAGCTAAATTTGGTAAACCCATGTTGATGTCTCCTGAC